CAAACACGAATCCTACAAACAACTGTTCGCCAAAAGAGATGACGGAACGTACATTAACCCTGTGGCAGTTGACCAGGTTAAAACCACTTCCCCATATTTGACTGCGATGAAAACCGCTAAAGCATTTTTTAGTTCACCCCCGCAGGACCGCATGGAAAAAGTGTTGTCCGGTGAGATAACTAACGAAGATTTCGTGGGTGGTTTACGTGCTTCAGCGAAACTCAAGTACGCTCATTTGGCTCCTGCTATTGATGCCGGTCAGACGTTGGAAGATTTGACAGGCGACTACCGTACTGTTGCATCAAAACTGTTGGAGCGCCCTGAAGCAGATATTGATATGTCTAATGCTGACTATGAGGTTGCTTTGGCTTATCAGGATGGGTCGTCTAAACGGATGATGACCACAGGTGAATGGCAACGCATGTTGAAAAGCGACAAGAAGTATGGTTGGGAAAAGACGAAACAGGCCGTCGATTTGGGTCGTGAAATCGGTTTGAATATTGTTAAAAGTTTCCAGAGAGGTTTCTAATGGCTGAAACATTGACTAGCACTATCAAAAGCATTTTGGATAGTTTCAAACTTGGCAACGTTGATTTTGTTAAAGAAGTTGTTGATGCGATAACCAACGAAAGAGTTGACCAAAACAGCAGTACCTTTTTGGATGACATCGGTGTTCTGCTGTCTGACTCTAAGTACCTCAAAGAGAGGTTTAGTGCTAACGAGACACGCAAAAAGAACAATCTGCCACCGTTGCCTTTAACCCAAATCCTTGAACTAGAAAACAGTTACACGACAGCGTTACAAGCTTCTGGTATGCCACCAGGGTTCTATGATGACCCTGCCACAGACTTCCAAGGTTTCATTGCCCGCAACACTTCCCCTGCCGAGATTAAACGTCGAGTTGACGAGGGTTATACGGCTGTCAAGAACGCTGACCCTGAAGTGGTTAAACAGTTTAAAGAACTGTACGGGATAACCGAAGGCGAACTGGCTGCATACTTTTTGGACCCAACCCGCCAAGAGGCTTCGATAACTAAAAGCATGGAGTCTGCACAGATTGCTGCGGAAGGTCGTAAAGCGGCTGGTATCCAGTTGGGTGTCGGCCAGGCTGAAGAACTACAACAAGCAGGTGTGACATCTGCCACAGCACGTACAGGTTTCGCCAACATTGCTGCTCAACAAGAACTGTTCAACCCGCTACAAGGCGAACAAGCCATCAGCCAAGCTGAACAAGTCGGTGGCACGTTCGGTACGAACACGGCAGCTGCACAACGTATCGCGCAACGCAAACGTCAACGCTCCGCAGAGTTCGAAACAGGTGGCGGGTTTGCTCGTACCAACCAGTTCGCTACAGAAGGTTTGCGTACCGTCGGCCAATAATCTAGGTGCTTGCAAAAGTTTGCAGGTGCATATTATAGTTACATCGTAAGCCGAGTGCTGAAACCTGTCGGGAACCCCCCCAATACTGACAGCGTACATATGGGGTGTAAACAACAAAGAAGCCACCATGCTCCTCCGGTGTGGTGCGGTCTAAAGGAGAGTGCCATATGTCAGAGTTTGAAGAATCCTTCTACGATGATGACGACGACCAGCCAGTCGAACCACCACAGAACCCTGTGAGGGCGAGAATGAAACAACTGGAAAAGGAAGCTAAAGAACTACGCCGACAAGTGGCAGAGTTCTCACAAGCCTCACGGGAAATGAATTTTGTGAAAGCCGGTATCCAAACCGATGACCCAAGATTCAAATACTTCCTTAAAGGCTATGACGGCGAACTAACTCCGGAAGCTATCAGGCGGGCCGCCGAAGAAGCACAGTTGATTACACCTCAAGTAAACGTTGTGGACCAAGATAAGCAAGCCTGGCAACAGTCAAACAAGATTGCTGCCGGAAGCGAATCTGCCCCTCCAGGACCTTCTCGGGCTAAACGTATTCAAGATGCAGCATCGGAACAAGAGGTTTACGCAATCTTTGCAGAGGCACAAGCACAAGGAATAGAACTCTAAACCCCCTCTCAAGCAAAGGATTAAATCATGGCCGATTACTACGCCAACGAAATTAGTACCGCCAGTTTGCAAACCGACCAGGTTGCGTTTGAAAAGCTCGCGTACTTCGCACTCCGCCCTGAAATGTACTTCGACCAGTTCGCAGACGTTCAGGCAACCAATGCCACTAACCCTGGCGCATCTATCAAGTTCACTGTTTTCGCTGACCTTGCTGCTGCTACCACACCTCTTGGTGAAGCAGAGGACGTAACACCTGTCTCGATGAGCGACAGCCAAGTTACTGTAACCCTTCAAGAATACGGTAACGCAACTGTAACAACCGCTAAACTTCGTGCTTCTTCGTTCATGCCCGTTGACCCTGTTGCAGCTCAGGCTGTTGGTTACAACGCTGGCTTGAGCATCGACACGGTTGCTCGTGACGTTTTGCAAGCCGGAAGCAATGTTCTTTACGCTACAGGTGGCGCAACAGACCCAACTGCCCGCAACGAAATTTCTACTGATGACGTTCTTACCATCACAGATGTTCGTAAAGCTGTTGCACAGTTGCGTTCCGCTAACGTCCCAACCATCAACGGAACATATATCGGGTTCATTCACCCTGACGTACAGTTCGACTTGTTGTCGGCTACCGATGCTGCTGGTTGGCGTGACGCATACAAGTACACCGACGCGACCCCGTTGATTAATGGTGAAATTGGTCAAATTGATGGTGTTCGTTTCATCGCTTCCCCACGTGCTCCTTTGTTTGCTAACGCAGGCAACGGTTCAGGTGGAGCGGGAACGATTGACGCTTACGGCACACTCATCATGGGTCGTCAGGCTCTTGCTAAGGGTATTTCCCTTGGTGGCGAGTATGGCGCACAGCCAAGCATCGTGTACGGTACGGTCACTGACCTTCTCAAGCGTTTCCGCCCTGTCGGCTGGAAGCACTTTGTTGGTTACAGCGTGTTCCGTCAAGAAGCACTTCGTCGTATCGAATCTGTTTCAACTATTGGCGCTAACTCCTAAAAACTTTTAGCGTTTAGCATTAGCCTCCTGCGTCGGGCGGGAGGCTTTTGCTATTGTATGGACATGGCAACTTTTAGACCACCCACAGACGATTTTGTTTATTGGGCTGAAAGCTACGAATCGGGCATCATGGCTTACCTGAAACCTGGTCGTCGTGGCAGAAACGTTTTTAAAACAACTGACGGTTCTTTCACCGAATCGCAACCTTTAGACAACAGCATTATTGCTCACATTTATCATGGTGGCCACGTTCACACTTTGACTGCCGCTGAAGAAGCTGACCTCAGAACAGCAGGGTATGGTGATTATATTGAAGCATAGGGAAACGCATCCTGACCTTGATGTTGAGGGTTGTTTCGGGTGCAGGGTTGCTGGGGTTCAGGTGGGGTCTAACTCGACTACTACCCGTGGCGCGGTTGTTGAGGAAACGAATCAGCGGGAGAAACGTTGGAATAAAGATATGCCTGCATATAAGCGTTTACGTAAACAAGGTTTACAGCCCCGTGCTATTGAGGGTTCCTCGTTGTTAGAAAAACATGCTACTCACAAATGGCAAATAGAAGGTGTTCCGCAATGACTATTGAATATCGTGGCGAGCGGTTCGCAGGGTATAACAAACCTAAAGCCACCCCTGGGGCAAAGAAGTCTCATGCTGTGCTAGCCAAAGAGGGCGAAACGGTTAAGTTGATTCGGTTCGGCCAACAAGGTGTTAAGGGTTCACCTGATGGGTCTGCCCGCAACAAGGCTTTTAAGGCTCGTCATGCCAAGAACATTGCCCGTGGCAAGATGTCTGCTGCGTATTGGGCCTCGAAAGTGAAGTGGTAGGTGCTATACTGCGAATAGTATGGCTGCACCTGCAACACAGAATTTAACTATCACCCGTGGTGACACAGAAACTATTGTCGTTAACGTCACTACCGATGGGTCTACACCTGTAAACGTTACGGGTCGAACCTACACGGCTCAGATGCGCACTAGCCAAGACATTTCTGCTATCGCAGCTTCGTTCACTTGTACGGTAACTGATGGTGCTAACGGTGTGGTTACTTGCGTGTTGTCTGCCACGAACTGTGCGACGTTGGACCCAGGTTTCTTGTATTGGGATTTGCAGGAAAACGCTTCCGGCACTATCTCTACTATTCTTGCTGGTACTGTCACGGTTCTTGCAGATGTAACTAGGTAGCAGATGGCTACTACTCTTGTAACGGTTGTTTTAAGCAACGAACCTGTTGTTGTTTACCGTAGTACAAACACTTATGTTGTCGCGTTAGCTGACCCTAATGTGCCGATTGAGGTTGGTGCGCGGGTTACTGTTGTTTCTTCGAGCAACACGGGACCTGCCGGACCGCAAGGTACGCAAGGCGCACAAGGTTCGCAGGGAGCTACTGGTTCTCAAGGCCCACAAGGTTTTCAAGGTACACAGGGTCCACAGGGGGCTGTTGGTGCGCAGGGTGCTACAGGCGCACAAGGCTCGCAAGGCCCACAAGGTTTTCAAGGTGTACAAGGGTCACAAGGTCCACAAGGTTTTCAGGGTGCTGTTGGCGCTCAGGGTTTTCAGGGTCCACAAGGTTTTCAGGGGACACAAGGACCGCAAGGCAATCAGGGTGCAACAGGACCACAAGGCTTTCAGGGTGCGCAAGGTGCTACTGGTGCTGATTCGACTGTTGCTGGACCGCAAGGTAGTCAAGGACCACAGGGTTTCCAGGGTGCAGCTGGTTCTACTGGTGCGCAGGGCGCTCAAGGTGCGCAAGGACCGCAGGGTTATCAGGGTTTTCAAGGTATGCCTGGTGCGCAAGGTTCGCAGGGTCCTACTGGTGCTCCTGGTTCTACAGGTTCACAAGGACCACAGGGTAGCCAGGGTCCACAGGGGTTTCAGGGTGCTGTCGGTTCACAGGGACCACAAGGCCCGCAGGGTTTCCAAGGTTTTCAGGGAGCTACTGGTGCTACGGGAGCTACCGGTTCTCAAGGTGCGACAGGTAGTCAAGGTCCACAAGGTTTTCAAGGTCCACAAGGGTTCACAACATTATCTGCTGCTACCGATGTAACTATTAGTTCTCCCACTACGGGACAAGCGTTGGTCTACAATGCGGGTACAAGCAAATGGGTGAACACGACTGCTAGTACGAACCCGATGAACGACACAAAGTTCACAGCAATTATTACGATGGATGTTGGAGTATAAATGGCTACAGGTGACAGAAACGAAACACGGCTTATAGGTCCTTCAGCATTGTCTGCTACTGATGCAGGGTTGGGTGCTGCTGTTGTTGGTTCAAACTTTAACTGGGTTATTAAACAAATCATTTTGTGCAATACGTCGGGTACTGACCGTCTGGTTTATTTGGGTATTGGTAATACAGCTACCGGTGGTACTTCGAGCAGGTTTTTGTCTGCGTTGCCTGTGGCTGCGTACGATACGGTGGTGTTGGATACAGCATTGGTGTTGACTGTTGGTGAGCGTTTGTGGGGTTATGCGGATGCTGCGAGTGCTGTAAACATTATTGTTACGGGTTGGGTTAAGGAAGTTATTTAGTGGGGATTTCTTCTTCTTTGGGGTCGTCGGCTTTGTTGCCTGCTGGCTTAGGGTTCCGCAATAAAGTAATAAATGGCGATATGCGCATATCCCAAAGAGGTACTGCAGGTAGAACTAATGATGGTGCTTTTGAGACATATTTTACAGATTGCTGGCACGTTTGGGGTCAGCAAGGTGCAAAAATGAGCATTAACCAGTCAACAGTTGTTCCGACTGGTCAAGGTTTTACAAACTCAACTGTTGTTACTTCGTTGTCAGCGTTGAGCGTTCTTACTGGTCATTACTACGGTCTCAGACAGTACATTGAAGGTTTCAATTCGGCTGATTTGGCTTATGGAACCTCTGGAGCAAAACCAATTGTTATTTCTTTTTGGGTGCGCTCAAGCATTGCTGGAACGTACTCTTTGACTTTGCATAATGGTGCAACCAATAGAACTTATATTTCAACGTACACAATTGACACAATTAATGTTTGGGAGAAGAAAACAGTTTATTTTCCTACTGGTGATGTAACTGGTACATGGGAAACTGGTAATGGTAGAGGTTTGGGAGTTTGGTTTGATTTAGGGTCAAGTTCGTCAGTTAATGGTACTGCTGGTGTTTGGAATAGTTCTTTACTGACTCGTACTTCGGGTAGTACTAACTGGATTAGTACGAACGGTGCAACTTTTTATATAACTGGTGTGCAGTTAGAGCAAAACTATCAACCGACCCCATTTGAGCATCGTCCTATCGGTGTAGAACTCAGTTTGTGCCATAGATACTTTCAAAGATTCCCTGACCCTGCTGCTGTCGGTGTAATGGATGCTGGTGGAAGAGCCACAAGAATGTTATTCCCTTTGTACACTCGGATGAGAGCAATTCCTACTACTGTTATGTCAGGAACTTTTAACTTTTGGAACGGTGCTTCAACTGGAACGGCAGGTAGTTTGCTTGGAACATACAACTCCCTTTCTCACGGGCAGTTGGATTGGAATGGTGGTGCTGGTTCTCAAGGTCAGTCAGTAACTATGTACACAACTGGTGGTTCTCAGTTTGTTGATTTTAATGCGGAGTTGTGATGTATCAAAAATGTATTGATTCAATAACAGGTAAAGAGGCATCTTGTATCAGGCGCTTATCAGATGGCGCAATTATCCCCAACGACCCTGATAACTTTGACTATCAGAGATATTTAGCGTGGGTTGCTGAAGGTAACATCGCAGAAGAATGGAACCCTAATGGGAATCAGTAACACTATCCCGCCCTCTAGGTTGATTCAGCCTGGTGTTGTAGCGAACACGGCTGCCCGTCCTACTAGCCCTTTTACGGGTCAGGCTATCTATCAGGTTGATACGAACCAAATGTTGATTTGGAACGGTACAGCATGGGTTATACCTAACACCCCTGCACAAAACCCGACAGGTTTAGAGTTTGTTAGTTCAACAACCGCTACTTCGGGTTCGTCAATAACTGTTAGTAATTGTTTTTCTAGCACTTACGACGCATACAAAATAATTATTGCGGGCGGTGCGGTAAACTCAGTTGGACCGCTTTCGTTTCAATTATCAGGAATTACTACTAGTGTTTATTACGGCGGTGTTATATATTTTGCGTATGCAAGCGGTGGACCTTCCGCACCTAGCGCAGTTGCATTTAACGCCGCTACAAATTGGCAAGAAGTTGGAAACGGTGGTCCCAACGGCATTTCATTAAACATGGACATACAAAACCCAAACCTTGCAAAGTTTAAGGCTTATGGCTGTTTCTGCCCAAACATGACTACCGCAGGTTCATTGGTTTTATCAAACGGAATATGTGCAAGCACTACGCAAGCCACGGGTTTTGTTGTTTCTACTGGAAGCACTTTTACAAGCGTAACCGTCAATGTCTATGGATACAGGAAATAACTAATGGCTATTAACTCTTTGTCTACAGGTTTTCGACCAGGTGTATGCACATCTAGCACACGCCCTACAGCACCGTACACGGGACAACAAATCTACGAGACAGACACCAAGAATCAACTTGCGTGGGATGGTGCGTCTTGGTCACGCCCTTGGAATATTCCTTGGGGTTTGGTCGCTTACACAAAAACAAGTACTTCAAACGGTTCTTACAACACTACAGAAGCAGTTTCTATAACTTCATCAACTTTTACCGCAGTTGCTAATCGTTATTACAAAGTGACTTACGTTGAAGGTACTGTTTATTCTTCAAGTACAACAGGTACTTACGGCAGAGTAAGACTTGACACATTGACTGGAACAACTGTTGCTATGTCATATACAACCACAAATGCTTCTGCTTCCAACCATATGATTGCAGAGGGTTTATTCACAACTACGGCAGGGAGTCGTGTTGTGGTCGGGACAATGCAAATTGATTCTGGTACTGGAACTTTGTATAGGGTCAACATTGGTGCGTCTATTTACGTGGAAGATATAGGACCTGCATAATGGCTATTAACTCTTTGTCTACAGGTTTCCGACCAGGTGTATGCACTAGCAGCACACGCCCCACAGCACCATTTACGGGTCAAATGATTTTTGAGACAGACACGTTAAACACTCTTGTTTACAATGGTTCTGCATTTGTATGTTTAACACCACAATCATCTACACAAGATGCTTCAGTTAATAACCCGTCAGGTACGGCTTTTGCTGCATCTGCTGGTTCAGACCCAACAGTAACATTGTCAACAGGGACTAAAGCACTTGTAACAATTTCTGCACGTATTAGTTCTGCGGGAAACTACCATTTTGTTGGTTGTGCAGTATCGGGTGCAACAACATTGGCTGCTACTGATGCTAACTCCGCCACCATTGGCGCAATTAGCGCAGCAAATAGCGCATCTGCAACATTTTTATTGACTGGTTTAACTGCTGGTTCTAACACTTTTACTATGCGTTACAGGTGTAATGTTTCTGCTAGTGGTTCGTATGATTATCGTAAATTAACCGTGGTTGGGATTCCTTGATGGCTATTAACTCTCTAAGTACAGGTATGAAGAAGCCACCGAAGAACCTGCATGATTAGTGTCATCACCTGCACATACAACACCCCACCCGAAGTCCTAGCCCGCACATGGGCATCCCTCAAAGCCCAAACTTTTACCGATTGGGAATGGGTCATCGGCTAATATAAAGCTATGAAGGTGTGCGCTATTTGCAGAGTCGAAAAGCCCACAGAAGATTTCAGCCCAAGCAAAGCCGGTAAACCCCATTCATATTGCAAGCCTTGCTACAAAATTTGGGCGCATGAGAATTATTTAAAAACCAAAGACAAGCGACTTGTTGCCCAAAAGCAAAGGCGAGAAAATAACCTTGAACAGGTACGGGCGATTGAATCAAAATCACAGGCCAAGAACAAAGAGAAACGCAACAAAAGTACAGCAGAGTGGGCTAAACGCAACCCATTTAAACGTAAACAGTATGCACGAGATTGGCAAATCCGAAACAAGGAAATGGTTATTAACGGTAGCCACCAAAGGCGAGCAAAAATTCGTCGTGCCACAATCGGTAAGGTCACCAAACATGACATCCAAGCGTTGTTGCGCAGGCCGTGTATCTATTGTGGTGATAAATCTGAACAGATTGACCATGTAATCCCGTTGGCTAGGGGCGGTTCACACTCTATTGGTAATCTTGCCCCAGCCTGCAAACGTTGCAACCAAACAAAAAGTGCTTTATTAGTTATTGAATGGAAGGCAAAAAAACGTGATTTCAGTTTGCACATCAACGTACAACAACACGCCTGAACAGTTAGCCCGTGTATGGGCGAGCCTCAAAACCCAAACATACACCGACTGGACATGGACGGTATACGACGACTCCACACTCCCCGACACCTGGAACATCCTTTGGGGTTTATGTTCCGATGAACGCTATAAAATAGAACTATTCAAACCCCATGTCCCATCTAGAGGCAATATCGGGTTGTCTAAACACAACTGTTTCATGCTCGCCAAAGGTGACATTCTGGTGGAACTTGATGCCGACGACGAACTAACCACCGACGCTTTAGCCGAAATAGACACAGCGTTCATTGACTATGGTGTCGGGTTCGTCTATTCGAACTGTGCAGAAGTATTTGATGACGGCACTAGCGGTAAATACCCTGAAGGATGGGCGTTCGGGTTTGGGTCGGAACGCTGGAACACCGAATACAACGTGTGGGAAATGATAGCCCCACCCTTGAATCGCACCACCCTCAGCCATATCGTGTCTGTCCCCAACCATGTCCGAGCCTGGCGTAAAGAGACATACCACAAACTCGGTGGACACGATGCCACCCTCAGGGTTGCCGACGACTACGACCTGATAGTACGGTCAGCCCTCTGGACTAAAAGCGTCCACATCAACAAACTGTTGTACCTTCAGCACATCGGGGCACATACCGCCCAACGCCAACAGAACGCTCTCATCCAAGAACTTGTTCCCCAAATCCACCGCAAGTACGTGGAAGATATTGAGATTATGTTCTCGTGCTAATATGCAGGCATCCCTACTAAGGAGTTCTGAATGTCTGCTAAAGGCGAGAAGTACAATTCAATGTCAGCGATGAAAAAGCACGAAGGTAAAGAAGGTGCCAAGGAACGCATGATGGAATACGGCAAGCCTGCCAAGAAGAAGGCTGTCGTTAAGAAGGCTGCTAAGAAAAAGTAATGGCTACCAAAAAGAAAGAAGTATGGGACAAACCGAACCCTAAAAAGGTTTCCAAAAAGCTGTCACCTAAAGCCAAATCTTCTGCTAAAGCAATGGCTAAAGCAGCAGGTCGCCCATACCCAAACCTTGTTGACAACATGAGAGCCGCTCGAAAGAAATAAATGTCTACCGTCGCCCAAATCATCAACCGAACCCAACGCCAACTCCTATCAGGGGTGGTAGAGGAACGCAACAAACTAGCCTCAGCTTTAACGGCTACGTCTACAAGCGTCGTGTTGACCTACGAGTTGGGTGGGATACGTTCCGGAACCGTCATCGAGATTGGCTCGGAACAAATCTATGTTTGGGCAACAGTAGAATCCACCAAAACCTTGACGGTGGAACGGGCTTTCAACGGCACTACCGCATCAGCACAAGCGGTAAACAGCATCATTACAGCTAACCCACGGTTCCCTCGAAGCAACATTATTGAAGCAATCAACGACGAACTGTCCGACCTGTCATCCCCGATGAACGGCCTGTTCCGTATCAAAACTTTGGACATGACTTACAACCCGTCCAACCGCCAGGTGAACTTGCCTGCCATCAGCGACGTTATAGACCTGCTAGAAGTCCGTTACCGTTATATCGCTTCTGATTACAAGACGGTAAACGGTGTGAAACTGTTGCGCGATATGCCAACCAAAGATTTCGGTTCCGGTATGGCACTCCAAATTGATGCTGGTATCCCCGCGTCAGAAATACGTATCTCCTATAAAGCACCTTTCACCCGTGTCACAGCAGAAACAGATGACTTACAAACCATTTCGGGTTACCCCATTTCGGCTGAGGACATCCTGGTTATCGGTGCAGAAATCAGGCTTGTTGCTCCACGTGAAGTGAAACGCAACTTCACTGAATCGCAGGGTGACACACGCCGCTCGGAAGAAGTTGGTGCT